TCTCAAACGGAGGCATGACGCTGTACGCTCCCGGCCCTGAGTTTGCGGGTGTTGGCCGAGAGTGTACGTCAGGCGTTGATACGGATGCAAAAAAGGGGAAGGCGGCTGGGCGATTGTGGAGCGTCTGTGGGATCTTTGTTGGATTTTCGTGGGGAGCGCGTTCGCAGTCCAATCACGAAGGAATCAACCGCTTGCCCCGCACCTTGTCCGGCTCGACAACTTCATACGCCTGCCACAGCCGGGCCAGTCTTGTTAGATGTTGTTAGTCGTGTTGTTAGGCCTAACAAGATCTAACAACCGATGGAGACTCCCCGCCGTGGCGACGTGAACAGGGCCGCCTTTATGGGCTGGCCCCATCGCAAGGCCGATTGCCACCGTCCCAACCTGGCCCACGCGCCCATCCGGTCGCAGCTCATCAGCCAAGATAGCGCCGCAATTCTGCTTCAATCCCCTGGCTAGTAACCCGCGAAAGTCCCGCTAAAAAGCGGGCATTTAGCGGGATGAATAGCGGGTACCACCTCATGCATAATTCCTCCGTCTCACTTGACGGAGGAACCGCCCTTGTCACGGAAACAGTACGACCCGCTTGCAGCGATACCGTCGCCCGGCGCAATCCGCGAACGCTTGGCGGAGACGCTAACGCTCGCCGAACGGTTGCGCATCTTGCTCGACTTGGCGGAGCGATTGAAGCTGCCCGCCACAACCGCCGACCAGCTCGCCGTCCCTGACACCGCGAAGGCGGAGGGGGGCAATCATGGCTAATCAACCGTCACTACCGTCACTGCCACCATGGAGACTCCCCGCCGTGGCGACGTGAACAGGGCCGCCTTTATGGGCTGGCCCCATCGCAAGGCCGATTGCCACCGTCCCAACCTGGCCCACGCGCCCATCCGGTCGCATGAACACAAACGTCCCGGCTGCGATCGGTTCGCCTGCGATCAACGTCGCCGACGAGGCGACGAACGAGCGGCCGCGCCAACGGTTCACCGCCGCTCGCACCGGGCGCGGTACGGTTGCCACCGCAACGGTGCCGACGAATCCAGCAACGCTCTTGAAGAACGATCGACGATTCATATTGGTTCTGCCTCCACACTCAGCGAGCCATCACGCCTGTAGCCAGGCACTTGGCTTGTGCCTTCCGGATGCGTTCTATTGCCTTCCTTGCTTTGGCCTCTTCTTTTATGGCTTTCTTGATAATGCGGGCATTTATTTTTTTAGCTTCGTCAATGAGATCCTCACCGTTTGGCCCAATCCACTCGACCATGTAGCCATCGCGGCGGGCATTGAACTCAAGAGCGATTGCCGACAAATGCGACGGTGACCACGGATGCCGTAACTCGCCAGCGAGATCGCGGATAGCTCGCATGGGTTCATGGATTTTCTTCGCCCGAAATTGAAGATGCTTGCTGACCCCGTAATACAAGGCGGCACGGTCGATTCTTGGGCCCTCCTGCCAAACCCTTGCGTATTGCTCGTCGCACCAATCTTTCGTTTCTTCCGGAGGGCAGAAGAAGGCGTTCCATGCCGCTCGGCCTTCGTCTGCCGTCTCTGACATGACGAGCGATTTGAATCGCTTCATGTACTCGTCAAGGATCTTGCTTACCGGATCAAGGCTGTAGGTACGGTAAAATTGCCGCCAGTATTGCTGCGTTTCGTTGTGTGCAATGGATTCTTCAAGCGTCATGTCTTTCAAAAAATTCCGCCCCATATCCACCCCCGTTGTCAAAACCTCATCCCCAGATAATCCACCCCGCCGCCCTCATCCTGCCGTTCACGCCTGCTCGCATCAAACACCGTCTGCGGCATCCGGTTGAGGATGTTATCAGACGGGTCCGAGCCGGAGATTTCCCACGCCCCGGCGCCGCCGTCCGCATGCTTCACAGCGTAGCGCACGCCATCGACGCCATGGTCATTGATTTTCACCGGCTCCTCGCCCTGGTTGCGGCTCTTTTCCTTGTCCCAGACGTATCCGTCCCATTCCTCGTCAGTACAGCACGGCTTTTTCGAGTCGCTCAGTGCCGGGTCCCGATAGACGAGCGAGTCCCGCAGGAAGAAGATTCGCGGCTTGCCGTCGCCGGCGACCTGGAGCCGTGCGGAGACTGCTTGGATGCCCTCCCGCACGTCCTTGATTGCTGCCGTCGTGCTGCGTCCCAGGTGCCGCTCGAGCGTTGCCCGCCCCTCGGCGTCGTGGTCGCAGATGATCGCATCAACGTCGTCGATCGTCTCCCGCCAGTTGCCATCGTCGCCCCGGCCGTCGGTCGCCATCGCCTCGAGGATGTCCGCCGCATGATCCTCAACGAGCTGTTTCGTTCGGTAAATCTCGCGGTAACGGTAGAGTCGCCCGTCGCCGTCCAGCGCCCACCACTGGGCCACAAACGGATTTGTGTACCCAAAATCGACGGTCATGAATCGCGGCCAAGATCGCGGAATCGTTCGCCGGTCGATGAGATGGATGGCCGCGTCGTAGTTGGCGTAGACGACGCCTTCGGCCTGCACCCATCGACCATGCCGGAGCCGGTCCTTGCGCGGTCCGGTGAGCGCGTCGAGCAGCGACAGGTATCGCTCGCCTCGTGGCGTGAGCTTGCCCGTTGTTTGATCGAAGAGAACCGGGTTGTCCTCGTGCCGGCATTCGATGAGCGTTGTCCGGCCGGCATCGCAGCGGCGTTTGAGCCAGTGTTGTGGGGAATCGGGGTTTGTGTCCGCGATGAGCTGCTGATACGTCATTTTGCCGTTTCGAAGTCGAGTCGTGAGCGACTCCCAGTCGTTTTCGGTAAGCTCAATGGCTTCTTGGACATAGATCATGTCGTATTCGGTCGACATGATCTTCGTCGGCTTGTCCATGCCGCCGACGACGATCGCTGATCCGTTGGGATACTGGTATGCTTGCCGCATCTTCCGTTGACCGCCCGAATCCAAGATCAGATGACCGGCCTCAACGACGTGCGATTCGAAAGTGACAAGGGCCGTTTCGGTGAGAGACTCGCGGGTTTTGCGGATGATGAGGGCCCGCATTCCGGGATAGTTCTGCGCGGCAAGGTGCAGCTTTTCGAGGGCCGCGCGGCTCTTGCCTGTGCCTGCGGGTCCCGAGAGAAGAATTTCCGGATCACGGCACCGCATCAGCTTGAGGGCGGCGCCGTAGGGGCGATAGGGGCGGCACTCGCTGCGATTGAGGTCAGCGGCGGTTGCGGTAGATGACGGCATCACCGATCCTCGTCCATGGCCTTTTCTGCCGCCTCGACGAAGCTGCTGTCGTACTCTCGTTTGTGCGTGAACATCAGGCTTACATCACGTCGTCCCGGGTCGTCATGGTCGAGCAGCTCGAAGCACGCCGCGCAGAACTCGCCGACACTCGCCCCCAGGATCGTCGCCCGATTGATCCACGCAAACCGGCCGCATTCCTTGCAGTGGCCTTCTCGCACGATCAGCCCTCATTGCCTTCAAATCGACTCCCCGCAAAAGACCGATACGACGGTCCCCGCGTCTTCCACTCGCTCCGAATCATCGCCAGCCCGGCCGGTCTGCCGTCTTCGCCGTCAAGGATCGAAACGTGAACCGTGTCCGGTCGCCTGGTTGGCGCTCCTTGCAAGCCGTGGTCAGTCGAGAACCGCTTGCGTCCGATCATGTGAGCCTCGACGCAGCCTTCAGGCCCGTCGATGTCGTAGACCTCGGTAACACTCGTTCGCCTGGCGTTGGTCGATGTGATGCGATGTGTGAGCATCAGACAACTCCTTTTTGCCTGTGACAGCATCCATGACGATTCCGAGAGACAGCACAGCCGCCTGAACGATTGCCAACGCGACGCAGGCGACGAAGGCGAGAAGGATGAGGATCGCCCCAGCAGCGGCAAAAGCCGCAACGATTACGACGCTAGCACAGAAAGCAACGCCTCGCTGATAACACTCGTTCGCCGGGCGGTCTAGCCAACAACGCAATCGTGAATTCCGCTGACAATTTGCTGGCCATTTGGCGTGTCGATCATCTCCCATCTCTGGTCTTCCCAAGCAATCATGCGCCCGCAGCGGGCGCATTGGCTACGTGATCCACGAGGACTAGCATGGCCCCCATCGTTTAGCAGCCTCTCGCATTGTTCGCGTCGTCTTGCAGAGAAATCGTCGCCCGTGCGGTCACCGTTCGTCATAAGTCTCACACCTCCGTCGGATCGAAGCCCACGTAAACCTTGTACGGGATCTCGCCACCATTCGGGCCCGAGTGTTCGTGCTTGTGCTGTTCGCGATACTTAGCCGGGCGCCGGCCCTTGAGTAGGAAAATCAGAAGCGTGTCGGAATACTCACGAATCCGCCCGACCTCCCTGCCGCCTTGGAACACAGGGCGGTCAACGCCATCGAATGCCCGGCGGATCGCTTCGTCCTCAAGCGTGTCCGTTCCTCGCTCCGCAGCCTCGTCCCATGCCTTTGCAAATTCGTCGGATTCCTTTCGCCATCGGTAGACGTTCATCTTTGGAACATCGGACATTTCGCAGGCCCGCCCGATGTTGCCGCCACATCGAATGAGCGCGGCCAAGAAGTCGCCCTTCTGCTCGGCTGGCGAGCGAATTGGCTTCTTCTTGCCGTCCTTTTTAGGGCGTACCATTTTCGTACCAAGCGATAGCCTGCCTCTATAGCTATTTCGTTCGCCATAGCTTATACTTATCGTTAGACCAATGCAACAAAATACCTCGGCAGGGGATGCCGAGTCGTTTGACCTAACCGGATGACGGGTGGTTTTCGGGCGCGGGCCAGCGCGAACGAATCTGCGCAAAGGGTCTCGACATGGGTGTCGGTTTGGCTCTCGCTGGTTCCCTTTCCCATTCCTGCCGTTACTGCCGAACAAAACCACAGGCTCCGCGAAGCCGCGGGCTCTGTTGGTCATGCCGCAAAAAAAGCGAGGCTCGCGCGGCCTTCGCTCCTCCGGGCTGTGTCTCATTTAGGCCGAAAAGGACGCTGCCCCAATCGCCGACCGGTGCTTTGCCAGGGACGCCGGAAAAGATCGCTGTCATGGCCGAGCGAGCCGCTCGTGGGGAGTGGCTATTTCACCCCGGGGATTCGCAGCGGTGAGCTTGGCAAGGATCACGCTGCCCGAAGTAATGCCGCTTGAAGATCGTCCGGCCCCGAACCGGCACGCCCGTTGCTATCTCTTCCTTGCATGAACGATCTCCCCCTCTTACAACTCTGGCTGTCATCTCCAACGCTCACGTTTGCCGAGGCCTCTGCGCAGTCTGCGAAACTCCCCCGCCGCCGGCTGCGCGGGCGCCGTCCCCGCCTCACGTCTCAGGTCGTTCGTCAAGTGAAGCAGGGGCAGGAGGGGAAACGCTAATCGTCCTCACGGAAAAACGTCCTTTCGATGCAGTCCTCTTCGCCGCGATACAAAGTCACCTTAACCGTGCCCGGCCATTTCACCTTTTCGACATCGGGACCAATAAAGGCGACGAACAGCATCAGTCCGTCTGGTGTCGTGTACGTTGCTTCTATGTCGCTCATCTTTCCTCCCTCACCGTGACTCTCCTTCGCCCCTCGTAATGCCCTTCCGCCGCTCCCCGAGCGTGCGCCGTGACCCGTTCACCCTGGTCTGTACTCGCTGGGCGCTCCGAAAGATGTCCTGCCCCGGCACAAGCTCCATGTCCTTCGCCTCAATGACCAGCGTTCCGCCAGCCATCAGGTGAGCGATGTCTTGCAGGTCCAGTGTTACTCTCTCAGGCATCGTTGTCATTCCTTTTGCCGGAAGGGGTATATGCAGTAGCGATACCCCTCCCCCTTTCCGCTCGCTTGCCCAAGACTTCCGAACAAGCCGCCAGCCTCTCACAAAGCTGCCGGTTGAATTCCCGTGCCCGCTCCAGCTCGTCGCACAGAGATTTGATCGCACACTCTGGCCACACAAGCTCATCGCCGGGCGAGAAAGCCGAGTTGTCGTAGTCGTCGTAAGCGCGGCGGATGGCGTCGAGGTCAAGCATTGGGCATCTCCCCTTTACTGATCCACTCACCCCACCCCAAGAAAACGAACGGCACTCCTGCCGCTTGGCACTGGTCGCAAACTGACCGCACCCAATCCGGGTGCATCGGCTCGGAGCCGCCGCGAACGATGACGAAGTCGATACCAACGTGAACTCGCGGATCGTAGTGCCCGTCGCAATCGTATTTCGTCAAATCCACCCCCTCCCGCAATCCATCCAAAAACAGCCCCCGCTTCGCCGCTGGCATCTCTAAGAGTGCTGGCAGCCTGGCGTCAAGTTCGGCTTGGGTTGAGGCGATGAGGGCGGGCCAGAGGTTGGTTCGGTAAATGTCTCGCTCGCCAGCCGGACATTGGCGACGTGGCGAGTGTTCCGGCATCACCTTCGCCAGCCGCTCGGCATCCGATGTCGGCACGATGAACGGCGTTTTGACGGCGTCGATTATCTCGAAGAGGCGGCGGCGAACGTCGTCGAGGACAAGAGGCCTGTAGCCCTGCTTATCGCGATATTCCTCGAATCGACCGCAAAATTCGTCGAACGAATCCCAAAAATCGCCAAGGTAGGATTGAATCATCCGCTCCCCGCTTTGGTTCTGAAGAGGACTAAGCCCCCACTCCGCCGCCATGTCCGCATCCACCAACACCGGCCCGGCGAGCCTCCGCAGCCGCTCCCACTCGGCTTCCGGCGCGACAACACACTTGCCGTCGACAATCGTCCACGGTTTGAAAATCTGCAGCTCGCTCATAAATTGCTCCTTTGCCCAAGAACCATTTCGATCTCTCCCCAGTCTTCAGGCCGCCACACGTAAACCTCTTGCCCCGCCCGCACCAAAGCGTCAATCCACGCCTGTTGCTCCGCGCTGACCTTGCCCCGATCGCTTTTCAGTTCGGCCCAGATAACTCGTTCGCGGACGAGGACCAGGTCGGGGAAGCCGGGATGCGACCGCCGCGAGTCGTGCGTGTGGTACGGACGCCAGCCGTGCAAACGCGCGAAGGCAAGCACCTGGGATTGGAAAGCGGATTCGGGGATGGATTTGGTTTTCATCGCTTCCACGCCTTGAACAGCTTCTCTTGCTCGTCCGTGTCCGCCTGCACCCGATCCGCCTTCCGCAGAACGGATTCGATCATGGGAACTTCGACTTCCGTGACCGGAATATGCACATTGAGCGGCCGAGTTGAGCCGACGCGGTTCGACCGCTTCACGGCTTGGTAATAGCTCTCGTAGCTGTCCTGCAAGCCGCTGAAAATCTGCCGAGTCGCAATCTGGAGATTCAGGCCGAACCCCAGGATCTTGGGCTTGGAAATGAGAATGCGACGTGTGCCGGCTTTGAAATCGGCTATCAGCCGCTCTCGTTCTCCGATGGGCGTTGATCCGTCGATATTCGCTGCGTCCGGAAACATCTTCGCGATGCCATCTTGCTCCTCGTTGTACAGGCACCAAATGATCGTTGACTCCGTCGGCCACGACTCGACCAGCGAACGGATGAAAACCGGCTTGTCGGACGCAATTCCCTTTGTTCCCTTGCCGATTTGGGCCAGCTTCGACCGCTTCGTGATGCCCCCGGCTGACGTCACGAACAATTCACCCGTTGCCGATAGAACAGCGTCGCGTTGCCCCTGCGTCATGTCAACATGATGAATGTGCGTGATGATCGGCGGAATCTTGCCGGCGTTGTCTTTCCATCCGTAGGTTTCCGGGTTGGCAAGGAAGATCGACCAGTGCGACAACGCCCGATAGAACGGGCCGATCGCGTGCGGCTTCAGCACCCACCGCTCTTGCGTCTGGCCGCGATTGACGAAGTAGCGAGCCAGGAACGCGTTGATCGTTGGGAACGCATCAAGGAAAACGGCATGGTTCGCGTACTCGATGCGGTCGTTCGGCGCTGGCGTCCCGGTGAGGCAGAGTTTCCAATCCAAACCGGCCCCGAGATTCAAACAGACTTGCCCCCACTTGCCGTAGTGCGACTTCAGGACGCTCGATTCGTCGAGAACCAAGCACCCAAGGCATCCTTGCTTCAGGTCGTCCGTCAGGGCGTCGTAGTTGGTGATGCCGAGTCGGTTACCCTCGCCCTTGAGCCAGTCGGCGAGTTCGGCCGCCGGAACGTGCTCGATGTCCAGCTCGCCTTCGTAAAACTTCGCGGCTTCAGCGAGCGTCTGCCGTACAACCATGAGCGGGCAGACGATCAAGAGCCGTTTGTGCGTCGGCAGCACTTTGGCCGCGTGCCGCATGAATTCCAGCAGCATCATTGTTTTGCCAAGGCCGCAATCGGCAAAGATGGCGAATTTGCGTTTCTGAATCGCCATGGCCGCGATGTCACGCTGATAGTCAAACAGTCCCGGCCATGGCTTGTATTTTCGCGCCGCGGCCGGCTTCTTCGCTTCGCCGTTGACCAGCGACGCGTACTCATCGGGGAATGACAGCTCTCGCCCGGCACAGCGAAACGACGGCAGCGATTTGACCGCCAGGAACTTCCGGTAATCGTCGATGTTCGATGGGTCCACAACGATCCGCATTAGCCAACCTCCATGAATAGAGCTGGAGCCGTTTCCTGATGCATCGATCGGGCACGTTCAAGGTTCATTCGTGCCGCCTGAAAATACTCGCTCTTGAGTTCCGTGCCGTAGAACTGGCGGCCGAGTTTCAGTGCCTCGAAACCCTCACTGCCGATGCCGGCAAATGGGGAGAAGACGATCTCGCCGGGGTTCGTGTAAAGGCGAATTAGGCGGTTGATGACGCCGAGTTGCAGCGGGCAAATGTGCTTTGTGTCGTCGTCGCCGCGGCCTTCTTTGACGTTAAGCGTGTCCGTTTCCTTGATGTCCGACCAGCACGCTTCCGCCCACTCGATCCAATTGTTCCGCGACACGTCGCCCTTCGACTCAACCGGGACGGCATTGACGCCCGGCACGCGGAACTTGAGTAAGTAATCCGGCAGACAACCGCGGCTCTTGGCCCGATCCGATTCAAGGCCGGCAAATTGAAGCTCCCGGCTTCGTGTGCGAATTGCCTGAGCTTGTGGGTTCTTTCTGACGCACCAATCGTATTCAAACGTCAGGCCGGCACGCTCGCCGATGCGGATGTTGAGCCCGCGGAAGTCGAACACCCCCTCTTCACCGCTGCGTTTCATGCGGGGTATCTGCATAACGTGAACGACGATCACCCGCCCCGGCTTGATGACGCGGGCAAGCTGTCGATAGAAGAAAGACAGATGCAGTTTCGCTTCGCCGCGAAGATCCTCGCTGTTGCCGATGTCCGCCTCTTGCGACGTGTACGCATAGAGCGACGGAAACGGCGGCGAGAACACCGCGAAGTCAAAGCACGCCTCGGGCAGTTCTGCCATGTGCGTGATGCAATCCGTGTTAACGAGTGTGTAGCCGTTAGGTCCGATCATTGATTACCCTTTACGTTTTGAATCGCCTCTCTAACCGTCTCAAACGCCTTCCCGCTATCGATGTCAGCCCACCTTGCGGCCCCACTTCAGCGGCTCACGCCACATCGCTTCGCTGGCGACGACGCGCGTCCCGTTCGGCCCCCAGACACCGAGAGTCTTCGGGTTTCGGCGGCTCATCGTCTCGGCGTAGCAGTTGCCGCCGGAAAGCCCTTGGGACCGTAGAACTACGTGTACTGGCGTATATGCCCCTGTTTTTGCGCTAGCCTTAAGAGAAAACTAAGAGAGTACTAATTAATAGGGCTTTTCAGAGTTCGCCTTGACGTTTGACGAAAATCGACATTTTCCTTATGTGATAAGGACTTACGTAAAGGCATCTGTCTTGACGAAATAATGACGTAAATTGACGTAATTATTTTCGTCAAGGTTGACGCAAATCGATTTTTTGACGTAATTTTGACGTTAATCGTCAGGCTTTCCTGACGATCTTGACAGGCCGCCCACGTGATGTTGGCGGTACTTCTGAGATGATGATCTCGCCCAGTTCCTCGAGTTCGGTGAGAAGCTCGACACGCTCTCGGCGAGACATGTACTGTGTCTTTCGCGTGATCTCGTTCCATGTTAACTTATCCTCCCCAATGATTTCAAGTAGCTTTTTGCTATTTCGTTCCCTGTCGTTCTTTCCCACCTTCCCCCACACCTGGCTAATCATGCGTCTCGTCAGCCAGTTGCTCAACCGAACCGCGTTGTCCGCGTCCTCCAGTGTGATTTGCAGACTGCCGGCCGACGGATCAGCCACCCGCGAACAGGCGAAGATGAGCGCCAGCTTGTACGACTTCTCGGCCGTGCGGCTCCACACCGCCGCTCGAATCGAATCCTCTTTCACCCGCCGTTCAGCGATCTCCCATTGATGCTCCTTCAGCCGCTTCCGGGCCGCCGAATCGAATGGCACGACCACGGCCCGCACATCGGCCAGATTCCCCTCGGGCTTTGGCTGCCAGTTTGCCCACGCCTGAAGCCGCTTGGCGATGTGCGACGGACAGCACGCCAGACGGGCGCCGTCCTGATTGCGGACGTAGCTGCCCGAGAAGATCATGAGCCGCGGCAGAACGCCGTCACCGATGTTCGATGGCGTGATGCTCTCCCAAAACTTGTCCGGTGAGCCGGTGCCGTAGAGCACCAGATGCGGATAGCGGATCACCTTGTTCTTGCTTGTGTCGGCGTAACCGCCGGTCATCCACGTCGAATCGGCAGAGCTGTAGATTTCCTTCAGGTATGTTTCAATCGTTGCCAGATGGCGGCTTTTCGGCCCGCTGGCCCTGATCGACGCCAGCAGATCGCCGATCTCGTCCACCTGGGCCAGCCGCGTCGGATGCTCGTCCAGCAGCGACGCGATGCCGGCGCCTGAGGCGAAATCCCCTGGAGCCAGGAAGCTTTCGCACCCGCTATCGGCCAGCGCCAGCCGATTCAGCTTGCGGGCATGCTCCTTGCCGCTTCCCGCCGGTGCGATGCCGACGAGGTACACGTTGGTTCGTGTGTTTTTCTCGTCTTCGACTTTCCTTCCGGTGATGACAGCCGCTAACGCGATGGCTCCCGCCCAGGCCAGCTCCGGTTGCCATGCCATCGCCGTATCACGGTTCCAATTCACAACGTCTCGAATCAGCCCCTCAACCGACAGTTCAGGCAGATCGCCAGGATCTTCCGAATCGTCGTCAGCCGGCGCCGGTTCGTCGTCTTCGTGCGAATGCCCGTTGAGTTTTGCGGCCAGGGCTTCGACGCCGGGGAGAATGCCGGCCGTAAGACGCTGGCGTTCGCCGTAGCCAAGGAAAGACAACTCAGACGCCGCCGCTGACCAGTCCCCGCCGTGCTTCAGCAGAGCGAACGCAGAGTATTTGTCGTAGCACCGATCTTGCTCGAACGGATACCAGTTGTTCGTGAAGACGTACAGAAGATCGCGGCCGTCTGCCGTGCGACAGACGCCGGTCGTCGCCGAGATGCCGCCGCCAACCTTCCCAGGGCGCCGCCAATAGCTTCGGTTGTCCATCTCCCGAACGAGATGCCCGTTGAGTATTTCGGTCCATGGCGTGTCGGACTTGGCGAACGCCGTCCCCGGCTTGCCTTCTTGCCCGCCATTGCCAGCCGATCCCATGGCTTTCGGCGTCGGTGTTTTTTCCGTGACAACAGCCGGCGGCAGTTCGATGACCGTAGCCGATGCCGCATCGCCCTCGATGTACGTGTCGCCCGCGTTTTTGTTCGGCTCGTTCGGCAGCCAAAACTGCGACAGCCCCGCCGACTTCGGAAACGCCTCCGGCTCTCCGGCCCGGTTGAATCCCCACGCCTTAACCCAGGTCAGCCAATCGCCAATCGGCATGGTCGGGATCGCGTAGAACAGATGCACGCCGCTCCCGCTGCGGCTGCTGAACTTGACCGAGCGAGCGCCGAAAAACTCGTCCATCCGCTCGACAAGCCCGGTGTTGTCAACGCCGCCCTCGTGTGCATCCAGATCGATACACACCCGCTCGACCGTGCTTCCGTTGTGTGCGACGACGCCCAGCCTCTTGATGTTTCTTGCCGTGTACGGCTTGCCTTCTGCTGTCTGCGTCTCGATGGTCAATGTGCCGAGCGTTCCCGCACGCCATGCCTCGATGAGGCGAAGGATGTCGTCGCGGTCGTAAACCCAGGCGAAGTATCCGCGGGCCTCGCCGCCACATTGCAGGCTGACCGCCGTATCTAAACAATGCGGCCAGAGCCAATCAAATAGCTCAACTCTCGTCATCTTGACCCCAGTCCTTAAGCATCCACGCGGCCAGCATGACCACGGATCGCAGCAACTTTACCACCACCATTCGCACATCATCTCGACCGCCTCATAGGAATTCGTTGCCAGAACGACGGGCATTCCCGACTTTCGCTTTCACGCAGCCGCTCCAACTCATCGAGCATCTTCGTCAGGTCGTCGCTCATGACTTCGCCTCCGTCGCCTTGGCGATAGCGTCTTTCATCTGCTTCCGCACCGCCATCAGGTCCTGATCGTCGCCCACGTTGTCGATGCGCCGGATCATTGCTTGGCATGCGGCAAGCAATTCCGGCGCGGCCGCTATCAGCCGGGCGTTAGCGAGATATTCATCTCCCATCCCTTCAACTTTTGCCACACGACCGCACAAGCCACCCGAAACGGCGTACCTGTGATTGGTCTCAACGAAATGGGCATCTCCCAAATCGACGACGCCCCACGGCCCCGGCGTTCCTTTGAACTCGCTCATGACTCCCCCTCGCACCCCACCGCCAGGGGCCGCCCCCGGTTACTGCTGCGTCACCAGTTGTCATGCACCCAATCACCAGCCGCCTGAAAGCCAAGAAGAAGCCGCTTGCCAACACCGGCGGCCAGGCCAGTGAGCCGTGAGAGCTAACGACCCATATTTTTGGCAAAGCCCCTAGCCCGCCCGGCGAGAGCGGGCACTTGATTCACCGCCGAAACCGTGGGGGATGCAAAGGCTGCGTAACTTTCGACACAACGTAATCGCTCACCCGATTGCCGGGGTCATGATGGGCCCAGGCGAAACCCGTTGCTCTATCAGTCCTGCTGCCGCCGCACTTCCTCAGCGAATGCCCGCTGATACACCACGGCAAAAAGCTCGCCCGCGGGAAGCTGGAAGTTGCCGTGCTCGGGATGCGTCAGCTCGCAACCGGCGCCAGCCAGCACCAACGGCCCGACGAGAGCCGGCTCGACGCGAGCATCACGAACGAGCTTGTTGATGCGAGAGGCGACGGCATTCGGGCTGCTCGCCTTGAGCATATCGGCCGGTCCGGCGATCACGTGGCGGCTGCCCTGCGTTTCGCCGGGAGCGAGCTGACGATCGGCGATCGGCGTCGTCTCGATGCCCTTGAGATCACCCAGGGCGACGAGATAGAGATCGCCCTGGCGGATGACGTCGCCGGGGGAGACGGTGCCGACGCACTGGTTCTCGTCGTTGCGGATTTGCTCGGCCGACTTCTTGACGGCGGCAAACATGCTGGTAGCGGTTGCGTTCAATGGAAACTCCTTCACTTCAAGAGGCCGCGACAATGCGGCCAGACAAGCCGCCGCTCAGATACGCTTGAGCAGCGGCACACGTGGAAACGTCACGGGGGACTTCGAGCGAGTAGACGCGGCCCGTCGAGGGGCACGCACAGACGAGGATGCGCTCGCCGTTGGTGGTCATAAGGCTTTCGACTGTGCCCTCGACCGGGTTCTTGCGCGTGTCGAGCGTCCTTGCCTTGGCGGCCTTGAGATACCAAGACCAGCCCCGCTTCTCGATCATGAGGCGTTTGATTTCCTGGTTCTGTTCGGCGTTGATCTTGGCAACGGTGATCGTCTTGGGGCGTTCGATGATCCAGGCGGGAATGCGAACGCCATGGACGGAGTAAAGAGCCGATCCATCGCGCCAGCGGCAGAAGGGGCCGTCGACGCAATGCGGACGGTTCTGATCGTCCACAAGCAGCGTCTGGGGACGATCGCTGATCATGCAGAAGTCCGGATGCACGATGCGCGGACCACTGTGGAGGGAGAGTGTTTCCCAGTGCTGAAAGGCTTCGTACTGCGGCAGATTGAGCTGCGCGACGTGGCGGAAGAACGACAGGAACGAATCGTAAGCTGACCACTGATTCCCGCCCTGCCACATGCTGTAGTGGTTCTCGGCGCACGCCAAGCCGAAGGCTGCGTTGTCACGGAAGATCCGCTTTGCGATTTCGACAGGTGCTTCAGGGAACACGAACCAACGATCGTAGACTTCCGCGTCCCCCGTCGCGGCCCCCGCCGCGGTCCTCGTCGCGGTCCTCGTCGCGTCCCCCGTCGCGGCCCACGTCGCGGTCCTCGTCGCGGTCCTCGTCGCGTCCTCCGTCGCGGTCCACGTCGCGGTCCTCGTCGCGGTCCTCGTCGCGGCCCTCGTCGCGGCCCACGTCGCGGTCCTCGTCGCGTCCCCCGTCGCGGCCCACGT